AGCGCGGCCGCCGAGTCGGTGCAGGCGGTGACCAGCCTGCAGAATGCTCTGGACCAGATCAGCGCGGCCAAGACCACCGAGCAACTAACCGCCCTGCAGGGGGAAATGCTCAAGGCCTACCAGGCTGGCACGCTGAGCCAGCAGGAGTATGCGAACGGCGCCGGTGTCCTCAACGCGAAGCTGACCGAACTGAAGTCGACCGCCAGCGGCGCCGCCCTGGGGGTGTCTGACCTCAGTACCGGCCTGGAGAACCTGAAGCAGGTCCAGGACGCGATCAGCAGCGCGAAGACCACGGTCGATATCCAGAACATCCGGACGGCGCTGGGCCGGCTGTACAACGACGGCACGATCAGCGCGCGGGAGTTCAACCAGGAACAGACCAAGCTGTCCGCCAAGGTCAAGGAACTGAAGGCGGCCGGCGAGGAGGGCGCCAAGGGTATGCAGGCGGTCGCGGAGTCCTCGGACAAGGCGGCCAAATCGCTCTCGGACCAGCGCAAGGCCATTGGCGAATCGATGGAGGCGACCCGCAAGGGAGTAGCGTCGACGAAGGACGACATGGGCGCCTTCGAAGGGTTCTTCGGTGGGGTGTTGAGCACCGCGCGGCAGGGCGTTGCGCAGTTGAGCCAGGAAGCGCTGAACGCCTTCGACGCGATGCGTGGGATCTCCACCGTCGATCTCAGCATCGACACCAGCAGCCTGGACGCCACGTCGCGCTCGCTGGCCAAGGTCAGTGAGCAACTGGCCCGGATCAAGGCCGAGTCGGGCGTGGGCATGAGCGGTTTCGGGCGCTGGGCGATGGATACCCAGCGGGCCAGCCTGGAGATCCAGGCGGCGTACCTGGAGCAGAAGCGCAGCCTGCAGAGCCTGATGGACGACTACGAGCGCGGGACCATGAAGCTGGGCGACTTCGTGTCGGCGGCCAAGGGTGCTCGAAACGGCCTCAGCCTGCTGAACGATTCGGACATGCGGCAACTGGAGAGCGCAATCGAGGCGGCCAATCAGAAGATCCAGCAGCTCAAGGAAGGCTCGAAGTCGACGCTGGTCAGCCTGCGCGAGGAACTGGCGGGGCTGCGCGGCGAGCAGGAGGCCGTGGATCGCAGCCGGTTCAACAGCCGCAAGGCCGAGTTGCAGCAGCAGTTGGCCGAGGCCCAGGGCAGCGGCGACATGAACGCGGTGCAGAACCTGATGACGGCGCTGGCCACCCTGCAGCAGATCCAGGCCGAGACGGATGCCAAGCGGCAGAGAGAGGAGCAGCAGAAGCGGGTGGACGAGCAGAACGCCGCCAAGGCCGCGGCGGCGCCGCCTGCCTCGCCGCCGGCGTCGAGTCCTCCGCCCCGGGTCGTTCGTTTTGAGACGGCGCGGGGAGCCGTTGACGTGGCGGTGGCCAGCGAACAGGACGAAACCAACCTGCTCGGCGTGCTCGAGCAGGCCAGCATGAGGACCGGCCGATGAGGCTCGATGCGGTGGAACTGGGCGACCAGTTCGAATGGGTGGACGAGTTCACCTGGGATGCGGTGGCACAAGAGCAGGAACGCTCCCTGACCGGCGCGCTGCTGGTGCAGGAAGGCACCAAGCTGCATGGCCGCCCGATCACACTGCGCTCCGGGGGAGGGGTATGGACGCCGCTGTGGGTCGTGCGCCAACTGGAGGTGCTGCGCGACCAGCGCCTGCGGGTCATGCCGCTGGTGCTACCAGACGGCCGCGAATTCTCGGTGATCTTCAACCGCGCCGAAGGGACGCCGCTGGAAGCCGAACCGCTGTTCCGCGAGGTCAACCCCGGTCCGGACGCCGACTACCTGGTGACGTTGCGACTGCTCACCGTAGCGCCGCCCTCGGCACCGCCCACCCCCGACCCTTGATCCCACACCCCGCCTCGGCGGGGTTTCTTTTCTGGCTGGAGTGTTTCATGACGATCACCGTCGATGATGTAAAGCTGCTGAAATCCCAGCGCCTCACCGATGAGGACGACGGCGGCGGCCGTGCCACCGGGCAGGCCGTGGTGGATCGCGAGATCAACAACCTGTTTCCCGATATCTCGCGCCTGGACCGGACCATCGGCCGGATCAACCTGCGCAAGGCCTTCGCCGGCATCAGCTCGAACAGCGCCGAGCCGTACCTGGGCGCTCATGCCATCGTCACGCGGGCGCCGGCCGATCCGCGTGTCTCGGTGCTGCTGTTCAACACCGGTAGCCAGACCGACGAGCGCCGCGACGCGCGCAACGCCATCGAGTCCTTCGTGGTGCCGGCCGTGTCCGCCTCGTTCGAACTGCTGGGCAACCAGTTGCAGGGCCAGCGCGCCATCGCTTGCGTGCAGCGCGAAGAACAGCGGCTACCCGAGATTGGCGAGGTCTATCAGTTGGTGTTCGAGTCGCGCTCGCAGTATGTCCGCATCACCGACGTCGAGGCGCGGCTCGAACAGTTCGCCCACGACTACGGCAACGGCAACTTCGTAAACTTCACCCGGCGTCGGCTGGACCTGTCGATCAGCGCGCCACTGGGCGCGACCTTCCCCGGCGGCCAGGTGACTCCAGGCGGTACCACCAGCCCGAAAAGCCAGGTGCTCAGCACCCAGGTCGCCGATGCCGCGCGGTACTACGGCATCAGCCCCCTGGCCGAGGCTGTCAGCCGCGGCGCGCTGAGCCTGCGGGTCAAGTCGGTCTATTCCCAACTGGTGCCCAGTACCACCCGGGAAAACGCGCTGGTCGACCAACTGGCCGGCTACCAGCGGCGCCTGTTCGCTGCGGCCGGGCCGGCGCGGACGGTCAACCTGAATGTCGCGAACATAGGCAGCGGCAGGTCGCGGACGTTCCTCGGCACCGGCTGCGCGCCGGGTTCGCTGTCGCTGAGCGCGGGCGGCGGTGTGTTCGCCGACGACCGCAAGGGAGGCCTGCGCTACATCAGCGGTTCGAACTGGATTGCCAGCGGTACCGTCGACTACGAGAGCGGCGCAATCGAGATGGCGGCCTCCGGCAGCGGCTGGAGCGGGACAGCGAGCGCCACCTACCAGCCTGCCGCGGCGGCGACGGGCGAAGCGGTGACCGGGGAGATCCCTATCGAACTGGGCAACCGCGGCTTCGTCTACACCCTGTCGCTGTCCGAAGCGCCGCCCCAGCCGGGCACCCTGGTGGTCTCGTTCCTCGCCCTGGGCAAATGGCAGGAGATCCGCGACCAGGGCAACGGCGAATTGGCCGGGGAAGGCACCGGCACGGTGGACTTCGCGACCGGCTCGGTATCCATCACCCTGAGCGCGCTGCCGGACGTGGGGAGTTCGCTGATCTACGCCTACGTCGGGCAGAACGATGCGGCGCTGACCCAGCGCACCGGCACCAGCGTGCAGGCGCGCGCGCGGATCAACCGGACGTTGCCGCACCAGGGGCTGTTGCCCGGCTCCTACAAGGCGACGTTCAAGGTCGGCGGGGTAGAGCGCACCGTGCTCGATAGCGGCAACGGCTCGCTCAGCGGTACCGGTGGCAGCGGCCAGATCAACTATGCCGACGGCAAGGTCAGCATGGAATTGAGCGCCACCCCGGATGCCGGGAGTGGGATCGTGCATACCTACCAGCAGGGCAGCGTGACCGACAGCCCGCTGGCGGTGACCTCCGACAGCACCGGCATGTGCATCGGCACTCTCCCCGGGGCGCCGCTCAAGGCGGGCAGCGTGCGCCTATCGTGGATCACCAAGCGTCGCCAGGCGGCGCCGACCCTCGGTGCTGACATGGGCACCGGGGCGCTGCCGATCTTCGAATCGGAGATCACCGTGGACAACTCGGTGACCGACGACGCCGCCGGCGGCTGGGCCGGGCGCGCCGGGACGATCAACTACGAGACCGGCGAATTCAGCCTGAAGGTGGCCGGCAACTACGTGTTCAAGGAGTACACCTACTACACCGACACGGTCGACAACTTCGGCATGAAGAAGCTGCGCCTGGTGGCCACCGATACCACGTTGCTGGAGGGGTTCGGCGGCACGCTGAGCGTGCGCGCGCAGAGCCGCGGCGTCGAGTACGGCGAGCAGACCGATTCGCAGACCGTCGCTCCGGTGACCCTGGACCTGCTGCCTGGTGTGGCCGAGCCGATCCTGCCGGGCTCTCTGGTGTTCACCTGGGCCGGCGAGGTCTACGTCGACCGCTCCGGTGTGCTCTACAAGAACATCAACAGCAGCACCAACGCCGGCATCGCCGTCGGCTCGGTGGACTACGCCGGCCGCACCGCGACGCTGAACACCTACAACTCGGGGGCGGCGCCGACGGTCACGCTGCTGGCCTGCCTGACCACCAACGCCGGTTTCAGCGTCACCAGCATGACCTTCCGCACGCCGGGGGCGCCGCTGCGTTCTGCGAGCCTGCAGGTGACGGCGGTTCGCCTGGATACCGCGCAGATCGTGACCACCACGGCGGACGCGAACGGCAAGCTCAATGGCGCGGTGATCAAGGGTAGCGTCGATATCGTGACCGGCATCGTCCGGCTGCGCTTCACCAGCAATCTGGAGGACACCTCTGGGGCCAGCGATATCCCGGTGATTCCGCTGCTGCTGCGCTACAACGCGGTCGTCTTCACCTCGCTGCCGCTGGACGCAACCCTGCTCGGACTGGACCCGGTGCGACTGCCGGCGGACGGGCGGGTGCCGGTGTTCCGCGAGGGCGACGTGATGGTGGTTGCCCATACCGCCGAGACCACGGTGCCGAGTCCTCAAGCTGGCGGCGTGCTACAGCTCGGCCGCGACCAGCAGGCCGAGATCAAGGTGGTGGACGCCAACGCGGTGGAACTGGCCTCGGCAGGCTACAGCGTCGACCTGGAGCGCGGCCGGGTGACCTGGGCCAACCCGCTGGTCCTGCAGGATGCCGAGGGCAACCCGCTGACCCTACCGCTGGTGGTGCGCGACCGGGTCGAGCACATGACCCTCTGCACCGAGGTTCAGGTGAACGGCGAGCTGGGAATCTCCTCACCGCTGCCCTGGGATCTGCCGGCGGGCGAAACGCTGGCGTCCAGTGCGCTGAGCTGGGGCGACCTGCAGGCGCGGCTGCACCACTGGTTCACCCAGCGGACCTGGGATATCGGCTCGCCGAACTGGACCGACGAGCCGAAGGGCGACGGGACCACCGCCAACTACAACAGCCTCGCCTATCCACCGCTGATCGCCAACCGCGGTGCGATCGATGCGAAGTGGGCACTGGTGTTCAACTCCTCGACCAGTTTCAGCGTGGTGGAGGAGAAGCTGGGGGTCATCGCCAACGGCACTACCACCACCGACACGGCGCCGATCAACCCGGAGACGAACACGCCGTACTTCACCATCCGCAAGGAAGGCTGGGGCAGTGGCTGGGCGGCCGGCAATGCGGTGCGCTTCAACACCGACTCGTGCCTGGGGCCGATGTGGATCGTGCGGACGGTGCTGAGTGGCAAGGGCACCGTCGAGGACGATGAATTCCACCTGCAGATCAGAGGAGACGCGGACTGATGACCGCTCGACAGTACAGCTATCGGGACGCCGGCGCACCGCCGGCGCTCTTCCCGTCGGCGGTGACGCCGTTCCAGAAGTTCAAGAGCTACCTGCGCGCGGCGCTGGTCGATGGCTACGGCAACAAGCCACCGGCAGGGTGGACCGTCGTAAGCGAGTTCGACACCGCCATCACCCTGGCCCCGGCGTCCAATTGCGCGCAGGTGACGTTCTACAGGCACTTAACCGGTAGCGGCAGCGTCAACGACTACATCGCAGTCTATGTGCATGAGGGCATGCTGGATATCAGCACTCCGCTCCCAAAGGGCGTCAATACGCGGTCACGTACCTGGTCGGCGGACACCAATCCCACCAGCAATGACGCTCATGTCATCTACCTGGGGTACATGTACTGGAACCATGCGACGTACTGGCAGATCTGTGCGGACGCCGAGACGTTCATCTTCTGCGTCCTCCAATCCACCGGTTACGAAAACACGAGCGAGGCGTACCAGCTCGGCCTCTACGTCGGGCAGTACGAGAGCTTCAGCGGCGCCTCCGGCGTTCAGGGGTTTATTGCCGTCGGCGGTGCCCAGGGTTACCAGAACACAACGGGGTACAGCCGAAACTGGTCCTTCGGGAGTGGCTTCAGTTCGCTGCGTGACCAGCGCTCGGGAGAGATCATCCAGGGTGGCGGTCCCGGCGTGGGAGCGCTGATGGACCAGATGCAGTATCAGAGCACCTACTACGACCGGACGGAGGGAGAGAACCCACCCTACTGGCGGATGCAGCAGCCCTATGTGACGAATGGCGCGAACTACGTCGGCCGCCTGAAGGGTGTGTGTTTCGACCCGATCCTGGGCCATTACCGCCACGGACACCTGCTGGAGCGGCTGGGGTTGTCCCTGGGCGCAACGGCAGTGGCGGAGGCAGTCCAGATGGATGGCAAGACCTACCATGTGCATATGGACCGCTGGGGGCTCTGGTTCCTGTCTGTGGATCCGGCGTGGTGGCCAGCATGAGCGCGCTGATGCTGCAGGTGGTGCCGCCGGTCCAGGTCCGGCCCGATACCTGGCTGCAGCGGTTCGGCATTGGGCCGAAGACTCTTCGCCCGCCGGTGGCAGTCGCCTGGTCGGGGGCCGGGCAGGCGATCTACCAGACCCTCGCCGTGAAGGTCACCCGCGAAGGGGAGGAGACTCCGGCGCGCAAGATCGCCACGCTGTATCGCGGGGCGGTGGTCACCGCGACCGCGATGACGGCGACCTTTCAGGTCTACGAGGGCGAGACGGTGCAGCGCTTCGAGGCATCGGGCCTGCGCGGACAGTTCGTGATACAGGTCACCGACGAAGGCGACCCGCGCCTGGGGATCATCCGCTGGCCGGTCCTCGATGCCGATACGCGCCTGCTGTCCTATGACCTGACCGAAGGCTCGGGCGGTCGAGATCCGACCGACCCGGCGAAGGTGCGGGCGGTCGTCACGGTCGACGGCGGTGCGGCCGCGCGCCAGGTTGTGGTCATCGAGCGCAAGCTCGATGGCGAATGGCGGGTGGCCGGCGTGGGGCAGACGGCCGAGTCCGGGCGCGCCGAGATCGCTCTGGAGGTGACGGCCGGCGGGACCACTTACGCGATGGGGCTGGATGACTGGGGCGCGGTGTTCGAGCCGCGTCTCGCAGTCAGCCTGGGCCAGCGCGTGCGTCCGACGATCTTCTCTGGCTGGCTCTACGAGGTGACCGAGGCCGGGGTGTTGCCGGTGGCTGAGCCGGAGTGGTGGCCGATCGAGGGCGACAACCCCAGCCGCGAGGTCGGCACGGCCCGTCTGCAGGCGACGCGTTACTACCGCCCGCTCAGCCACGGGCCCTTTCCTGTCGAGGCTCTATGATCAATGCGAGTTTCGGCGCCCCCTGGCAGAGGGCGGCGCCGCTTTCCGTGCGCGCCGTCCCGCTGCGCTGGCAGCGCCTGGTGCTTGCCGATGCGCGTAGCGCCGGGCTGTGGGGCTCCGGCCGGCCCCTGGCACGGCGTTGCGCCAGTGGCTGGTCCGGTGTACCGGTGCGTGATGCGGGCTGGGGGAGTGGCTGGGAGCACGCCGAGCAGCGCAACGCGGCAGCCCGCAGCGCTTGGGACAGTACCCGGGTGCTGGACGTGGAGAGAGAGCTAGGCTGGGATCGGACGCTGCGCCCGCGTGATCGGCGCCTGTCGCTGATCTACAACCCGCGCCCGTCGCCCAAGGACGCCGGCCGTCCACCCGGCTGGCGGCGCTCGGCCGAGTTCGACCGCTTCCGCGATGCGCTGTCGGAGAGGCGTGCCAGTCTCTACATCCCGACCGGCCTGCTCGACTTCAATTTCGGCCCGACCCGCTACACCCCGGCGAACACGCCCGACGTGTTCTTCGATTTCCGCTACGTGGCGCCGGTCCGCGGTATCCGTCCGGTGGACGCCGGAGCGCGCAGCAGCTACGGCAGTCCGGCCCGCTTCGATGCGTTGCGGCGGATTCCCTGGGCGTGGGGGCGGCCGACCGATCCGGTGCCGACGGGCATTGTCTACCCCGACTATCCGGGGCCGGTGGTGCCGATAGATCCACCCACCGAGCCCGAGATACTGGAGACCTACATGATAGGAAACACGGTCACCCTGGTGGTGCTGCCGAGTCGCACGCCGCTGGATGCGACCAGCATTCGCATCGGCCTGGATATCGACTCGTTCGCCTGGTCGTTCTCGGCTGACCTCTTCGGTCGCACCTCGCTGGATCTGACGGCGCCGGATGCCAACGGGCCGAAGACGGTAGAGCTGGAGATCAACGGCTGGACCTGGCGGTTTCTGGTCGAGCGTTACAGCGGCAGCGGCAAGCATCCGAGCGAGCGCTACACCATCAGCGGCGCGAGCCGCACCCAACTGCTGGACGCGCCCTATGCGCCGAAGCGCAGCGCGGTGAACACGGCGCCGCTAAACGCACGTCAGGTTGTCGACGACCAGTTGCAGTACACCGGCTTTTCAGTGTCCTGGGACGTCGAGAACATGGGGCCGCCGGACTGGACGCTGCCGGCCGGCGCCTTCAGCTACCAGGACCAGACGCCGATGCAGGTCATCGTCAAGCTGGCCGAGGTCGCCGGCGGCATCGTGCGGCCGGGCCTGATGGACGACTCAATGACGATCCTGCCGCGGTATCGTGAGGCGACCTGGTACTGGGACACCGCGATTCCCGACCGGATCATCCCGGCCGCCATCGTCGCCGAGTGGGGCAGCGAGTGGAGTCCCCAGCCGGCATGGAATTTCGTCTACGTCAGCGGTACCAGCTACGGCGTCAGCGTGCAGGTGCGGCGCGCCGGTACCGCCGGCGAGGAGTCGGCGCCCGACGTCATGGAGGACTGGATGACCGGCACCGAGGTGGCGCGCTCGCGCGGGATCTGCGAGTTGTCGAAGGGAGGCAACCAGGCGATCGAGACGCGGCGTATCCCGCTGTTCCAGAAGGATGATGGGGTACCGGGCCTAGTGCAGCCTGGAATGCTGGTCGAGGTGAGGGACGAACAGGCGACCTGGCGCGGGCTCTGCCTGGCCACCGATATCTCGGCCGAGGGGGTAGGGGCTAGCCGCGTGTGGCAGACCCTGCGCATCGAGCGCCACTATCCGGGAGGTTCCTGATGGCGACGGTCAACCCCTGGCGTCGGTTCATCGGGCTCTTACCGGGCGGCGCGCGCACGGTGGGGGAGGTGATCGATGTCGACGAGGGCGCCGGCACCTGCCGCGTCCGCCTGCGAAACAACGTCGTGATCGCGGCTCGGGGCACGGCGGTGTCGGCCGGGCAGATGGCGTTCATCAGCGATGGCATGGTGACCGGGCCGGCGCCGCAGCTCCCCCAGTTCGATATCGAGGTTTGACTGAGCCGATCCGACCAGCATGCCGTCCAGGCACTGCAGGCGATCGGACCCGCGTTTCAATGTGAGCGGATCGCGTGCGGAGATCCACCAGCCATCGCGCAAGAGCTGATCAACATGGGCGCGCAGCCCGGGCAACATCCGTTTATTCATCGTGGTTCGCCTCCTACCTGGCCAGCGAACGATAGCAAACCGGAACCCCTTCACGCCTACCGATAGCAGAGCATTAACGTTACTGGAGAGCACCGATGCTGATTACCGAGCAGCAGTTGCTGCAGATACTTCCAAACGCCGGCCATCGCGCCGGCTTTTTTGTGCCCGCACTGAACGTAGCCATGGAGCGCTTCGGCATTATCGCGCCGGTGCGGGGCGCGGCGTTCCTCGCTCAGGTCGGCCACGAAAGCGGCCAGTTGACCCGGCTGGTGGAGAACCTCAACTACAGCGCCCAAGGCTTGGCGGCGACATGGCCGAGCCGCTATCGCGGCGCCGACGGCAAGCCGAACGCTCTGGCTCTGAACCTGGCGCGGCATCCGCAGGCTATCGCGAACAACACCTATGCCTCGCGCAATGGCAACGGAGACGAGGCGTCCGGCGACGGCTGGCGGTACCGCGGGCGCGGGCTGCTGCAGATCACCGGCCGGGCGAACTACCGCACTGCCGGCGCCGGGCTGGGCCAGCCGCTAGAGCAGGAACCCGAGCTGCTCGAGCAGCCGGAGTTCGCTGCGCTGTCGGCGGCCTGGTGGTGGTCGACCCACGGCCTCAACGAGTTGGCTGACCGGGGCGAGTTCGCTGCCATCACCCGTCGGATCAACGGCGGGCTCAACGGCCAGTCGGAGCGCCTGGAGTTGTGGGAGCGCGCCAAGGCGGTGCTGCCGTGATGCTGCTTGGATCTGTCGGCCTGGCGAGTTGGGTACGGATGGTGATCGCCGCATTGGCGCTGACCTTTGTTGTTGCTGCTACTTGGAGAGCGGCCGAGTTGCGATTCGGTGAGCAGATAGCAGCGCTGAAGCTGCAACACGAGCGGGAGCGCCTAGAAGCCAGTCAGGCGGTAGCGGCCGAGCTTCAGCGAAGAACCGAGCAGCGGCAGCGTCTGGAGGCTGATCTACAGGCGATCGATGAACAACGTTTTGGAGAGTTACGACATGCGCAAGCTATCAATGATCAGCTTACTGCTGACTTGGCTGCTGCTCGGCAGCGGCTGCGGGTCCGTATCACCCGTGCCAGTTGTTCCGCTACCGGCATGCCAGCCGGAACCGTCGGCGCCGGCGTGGATGATGGAGCCGAGTACGCCGAACTTCACCCAGCGATTGCGGCAGATCTTGCCCGTCTTGCAGGCGATGCCGATCAGTGCGCCATGAAACTGGCCGCGTTTCAGTCACGGGAAAAGGTTCTGAAGGCACTTAGAATTAAGGGTTAGTTTTATGGCTGCTGCGGTGTGAACAGAGGAAGGGGTCCGAAGACCCCTTCAGCCTTCGTTAGCGGTTAGGCCAGCGGCGGCAATGGCGGCACACAGTCTCGAGGCGGCCGAAGCGCACGCGGATGTACGCACAGACCTTTACGGGACGGTGAATAGGACATTGATGAGTCATAGTCCATTTCTCCATATTGGTGGGCGGTTGCCGTTATGGACTCGCATTTCCCACCTGTGCTACCGTCTCTGGGCCAACGTCGACTTTGTAGCGCGGGGTGGGAAAAGCGAGGTGAACACGTCGCATACCTTCACAGCGTTCACAAATTTGACAGATCAGGGAGAGGGTTCCTCTCCCTGGTCAACTTCAAATAGATCTGCATCTGTTATGTCGCGGGTCGCATAGACTCCCTTCTTGCCCTCCAGACTTTTGATCATTCCCTTTTTGGTCATTCGGTACAGCCGGCTGTTGAGCTTTGTACGCTCATGGATTTCGCCGCTTTTCCGGTATAGGGCAATGATCAGGTGATCAATGGTGGTGATCCCCCCTGCACTGTTGATGAGGTCAACTATATCGAAGTCCAGATAATCAGATTTACTGATGCTGAGCTGCTCTAGCAGCTCGTCTGGCAAATCGCGAAGGTCGTCGGGGGTGAGGGAGAGCTGAGAGGGGCGGGGCGGGGCGGGCTGCAAAAGCTCCATTACATCCTTGAGTCTCTGGGCACGTTCCTCCGCGCCTTTTGCCCGCGCGGGTTGATTGGCGTGTTTCGCCGCCAAGGCCAGTTGGTACTCTCTCATGCCGTTGAGAAAGTCAATCGCTTCTGGTACAGTCATGCCCTGTTCCTTTTGCTTTGCCGCATTGGAATATGGCCGGGTTGACCTCCAATAGAGGCGTAAAAGATCCCGGCTAACAAACCCGGCCCCACGCCGGGTTTTTTATTGCTTGGGGAAAATCATATCCGGCGATAATGACAAGTGCAAGCAAAAGATAAAGTTTCGAGTGAGTGACGCGTGAGCAGCGCGAATAAATTTTTTTCTTTCGCGATTTTTTTTTGAGGGATGTGCCCGGGCGGTTTTGAGGGATGTGCCCGGGCGGTTAGTTTTGAAAGAAAAAAATTCTGACGAGAAGTGACTTCTTGCCTTGAAGTAGGCGTCTTAGGTATGCGCTAGAGCTTTTTCCTAGTGATTATTGTGGCCTCTGAATCTACATGTAGTGGTGTTTGTGGATTTTTCCCTCTGTATGTAGTGTTTTTTCCTTCTCGTTTTTTTCTCATTTTCTGTTTTTTGCTACTTTTTAGACGTTCCGTGATGGCCTGACGCCTGGTCTGCGTATGCTGCAAATGGATTGCAGTGTGCGAAACAGTCCTTTCAGGCTTCATCAGATCCCATGACGGCGTGTGCGGGCCGATTCGTTTATTCAGGACTGAATCGATTTACTATCGATTGCAGATCGTTGGCATCCCGTCATGACCAACTCAGTTTCGTGATGCAGGTAAACTACGCCCTTTCATAAGGGGCAGGTTGATGCTGGTCGTTCGATTTAAAGGGTGGTCGGTGAAGCTCGACCATCAGGTTGGTAGCGCGGGGAAGTTCGGCATCTGGTCGTTCCATGGCTCGGAGAGCAGCTACGTGCCGGACATGGAGACGATTCTCCGGCATGCAGCGATCCGGCCGGCGGAGCCGAAGGAAAGCGGCGAAGTCGAGGTATTCATCTGCGACGCGCGCATGCCGCAGAATGAGTGGCGTGCCATAGGGACGGGCGTTGCTGCCTATGAGGCGGAGCGCTGAGGCTCGATCAACTGCGGTCCTTGGTTTCGGACGTTCCCAACTGCTGGGTCGACCGCGTACCACCGGAATGACTCGCTCGGCTCGCCCTGGTGGAGCACGATCTGCTCCGCGCGCTCCGGTGTTGTCGCCGGGTCAATCCACTCCCGGGCCAGCTCGGGCGGCAGCACCACCGGTCTCCGGTCGTGAATATCGACCAGGCCGCCATCGGCGTCCGCGGTAATGATCACGAACCCATGGTGATCTGCCGGTTCGTCATCGAGGCCAGGAAACTGGCCGATGGCCGCGCATAGGACCGGACTCCCGTCCCGGTGTTGGATGTGGAACGGTTGTTTCCGCGCCTCGCCTCCATCGACCCACTCGAACCAGCCCGAGATCGGCGTCAGCGCTCGGTGTTTCCACGCGGTGCTGAAGAAGCGTCCATGCGCCACCTTTTCAACCCGAGCGTTTATCGGCGCCGCGCGATCCCTGGCCCAGAAGGGCCGCCAGCCCCATCGAATCGGCTGAGCTACAAGCGCATCGCCTTCGAGCCGTAGCGTCGTCACCGCCGTCGACGGCGCGACGTTGTAGCGCTGTGGCTGTTCGCCGACCAAGTTGACCAACATGGCTGGCATCGACAGCGCGTCGACGAATTCGTGCAAGCCAGTGTACTGGCTGAGCCTTCCGCACATTATGGTGCCTCACACAGTAGACGCAGCCTTCATGACCAGATAGACGCACATCGCTATACCTGCCGCGAGCAGCATGCCTATGGCAACGAAACTGATCTTCATGAAATACCCTCGTTGTGACCTGCGATGAGCTGCTGATTGCAAAGAGGGGAAGCAGCAGAAAGTGGAGACTCTGGGAGGTTGGGCAGCTCCCGGAGTCTCCGTGACCATAGGAGAAAGTCACCCAGATAAGGCTAGACATGTTTCGCTTTGAGGCAAGCGAAGCGGCGCGGTATGGGCTATCGCTGGAGAGTAGCTATGGTGGCCAACGCCACGGCCGGAAGTCGCTGGGGATCTGCTCGACAAGCAGCAGCGTCCCGCCTGCGTCGAGTTCGATCTCCAGACCGCGCACAACGCCGGCGCACTCAAGCGCCTGGCCCAGGCGCAAGTATGTTATCCCGTCCAGGGGATCCCGGCCGAGGTAGCCCAGCCGCTGTCGTGCGGGTGCGGGCCCGTGGTAGATGCCCTCGTCGTCCACGCTCCCGACGACGCCGCCGCCGTCGAGCACGTCGTAGCAGCAGTCCGAGCAGTAGTGCGTCTCGCGCGTGATGCCGTGCTCGATCGCCCAGGAGTACATGCCCAAGGCGTCGGTGACCATGTCGTGCCTGTCCTGCAACCCCACGACGCCGCACTGGTAGAGCTCATTTGCCTCTCCCACCAGGTACAGATACTGCTCATCCGCGGCGTACAGCCAGGCAGCATGCTGCCGCATCGCGGCGAGCCATTGGGTGACGCGCTGGTTATGGCAGATCCGGGGGTCGGAGTAGGACATGGAAATCTCCGGCGGGCGGTTGGGCCGGAAATTATGCTGTATGAATATACAGCAATCATGAGGAGGCGACGAGCGGAATGCTTGCGCGGGGGCGGCCGTTTCAGTGGGTGGACTGGGAGAAAATGTGGGTAATCGATAAGGTTCGAGCGGACATTACTCGGCCTAATGTCCGCCCTAGCCTCACAGCGACGCGAAAACGACGGTAGCAAACAAAGCCAGCATGGCTGAGGTAACTGGCTCGACTCCGGCCGCCACGAGGGGGCCGAAAACGCCACCGAACACCGCTAGGTGTCCGCGTGAAGCTGCTGAACCAGCCTGATCAGATGCGCGCATGGCGATCCTCCCTAGCTGTTTCTCCCAGTCTCATGTTGCAGTTGGCGGGGAGGTTCAGACTGGCGCTGCCTATTTCCTTTTTCCGGTTGCCCGGTTTTTCCAGTGAGGATGGCGACAGCGGCCCAACTGGACGGTTGAGGCGCTTTCGCGCCTGCATTCAGAGTGGTGAACTGATGAGCATAACTGTCATCAAAACTGTCACCAAAAAAATGGCCTTCAATCAAAGGCCCGGAAATACTGGAGCGGGCGAAGGGAATCGAACCCTCGTCATGAGCTTGGGAAGCTCAGGTAATGCCATTATACGACGCCCGCTCGGACGGCTTTTGCGGCCAGGGCGCCTTTTTACCAGATGCGCGGCGGCAGGTGAAGCCCGGGGCGGGGTTTTTGTTGATTTCGCTGGGTTTTTCCGCCAGGGGAGCGGGGCTCCCCGTGGCGGTGGCGGTTAGCTGGCGAGGGCGGCGAGGGGGACGCTGGCGCCGTTGGGCTGGGGGCGGTAGATCGGGTTGAGCGGCTGCGTGCGCTGCGGGCGGAGGAAGGCCAGCAGGGCGTCCTGGGTCTGTTGCCAGGCGGCCTTGTGCTCGACGTCGATGAAGTGGCCGGCATTGCGGATGGTGTGGAATTCCGCGCCGCGGATCAGTTGGCCGAACTGGCGGGCTTCGTGGGGCGTGGTGTAGATGTCCAGCTCGCCGTTCATGAACAGCACCGGGATCTCGATGCCGGCGAAGCTCTCGGTATAACTATCGGCGTTCAGGCGCAGCACTTCGCGGATATGGAAGTGCATCTGGTGGTATTCGTGCTCGTCCAGGCTGCTGACGTGGCGGAAGTTGTAGCGCTTGAACAACTGTGGCAGGTAGCGGCCGATGGTTTCGTTGACCAGGTTGCCGACCTGGGTGCGATCGCAGGCGGCGAGGTAGTCGAGGCCGCGATGCAGGTAGTCGAGCATGGCCGGGTTGAGCTGAGGCGAGAATGAGTTGACCACCGCCCTGCGGATCCGTCCGGGACGCTGCGCCAGGGCCAGCAGGGTGGCGACGCCGCCCCACGAGAACGACATCACTACGTCGGCACGGAAGCGTTCGATCAGTTCCAGCAGGATCCTGGCCTCGCACTCCTTGCTGATCGGCGTGCGGTTTTCGTTATGGGGTTTGGACTGGCCGGCATACGGCTGGTCGTAGAGCACCACGTTGTAATGCGGCTGCAGGTACTTCACGGTCTGGGCGAAGGACGCTGTGGTCGACAGCGAGCCGTTGACCAGGATGATGGTCTGCTGCGCCGAGGGGTTGCCGTAGAACTCGGTGTGAATCCTGTATTGCCCGTGGATCTCGATGATGGCTGTTTCCGGCCTCATGTCGCTTCCTCCTGGAATCGTTCGATGGGAACGCGGCGACCTGCTTGTCGCGGCGAATACAAAATGCTCATGGGCAGATGAAAGCGCCTCCCAATGACAGTTGAATGTCATTCGGATGGATTTGATAAACTTTTGATTTTCAACGACTTACAGGCAAATAGAGAGCGTCCGAAATCCTCTCGGATTTTGGCGAAGCGGCTATTGGCCGGGCAGGAAAGGCCGGCGCCGAAGCGCGGGCAGTCACGCGGGCTTTCTTGGAAGTCGTTTGTGACTGGTCAGTCACAACGTGAGCGTCAGTTAAGCAGCCGGCGTGCCGGACTGCAAGCCCTGTTTCGCTTTTGGATGGGGGAAGGGGGGCTGGAATCCGACGAAATGCCACGAGGCAAGTACCGATGCTGCGATTTCGGGATGCCGGGAAGGAAAGGGACGGCGCGGCCGCCGCCCCGGCGGTTCATTTGAGCAGGCTGGCGATGACTTCCGGCGTACGCGCCGCACGTGCCACGGCGCAGCTCTGCGGGGCGAGGAAGCGCGAGGTCTCCAGCCACTTCGGCTGCGGATAGTAGGCGAACACGTAGCTGCCGCGCTTGAGGGTGTTGATCAGCCGGGCCGCCACGGCCGGGCGTACCGCAGGGCAGCCCTGGCTGCGGCCCAGGCGACCGAGCCCGGGAACCACCCTGGGATCGGCGTAGGCAGCGGAATGCATGACGATGGCGCGTTCTTCGCTCTTGTCGTTGAAGCCCGGCTCCAGGCCAACCAGGCGCAGCGACTGGCCGTGCTTGCCGGTATAGAGCTGGCCGGTCTGGAACAGCCCGATCGACGACTGGTAGCTGTTCGGCCGGTTGGAGAAGGAGGTGGCAAGGTCATCGCCGCTGTTCTTGCCGTGGGTCACCCACTCTTCGAAGAGCAGCTTGCGGGCCTTCAGGTCGAATACCCAGAGACGCTTGTCGCGCGACGGCCGCGAGTAGTCGATCACCGTCAGCAGGCCGTTGTCGCCGCCCTGGCTGGCACTCGCGCAGGCATAGGCGGTAAGGGCCAGTTCGAGGGTCGGCAGGCTGGCCTGGGGAGCGAGTTTCTGCAGGTCCTTGGCGGAGGGAAGTGGCATGGCGAATACCGGCCCGCTGGCCAGTGCGCAAAGGGTGGCGCCCGCCAGGCTCAGCCTGCGCAGGGCGGCACGGAGGAAGGTTGGCATACGAGCAGTATTCCCATCGGTTCAGTGTGGTTTTTACCGGATGAGAGGCATTGTGCTCGATTTTTGAACAACTTGCCGACTACTTTTTAAGCGATTTCGTCGGATTGTTCGGTGTTTCCGTGGCGATCACCGTGAAATCGGAGTCGCTGTGGGTGTCCCGGGTCGAGGCCCAGTCGGTGATCACCAGGGTGCTGCCGACGTCCATGGCACCGAGCATTTCGCGGACGAAGGTCGGGTCCATGCGGATCTTGCCCAGTTGCTCGGAGGGTGTCAGGCCCTGTCCCGGGTTGCTCACCTGGACCACCGACCAGCGCAGGTTCGGCGAGGTCTCGCTGATTTCTTCCGGGGTCGGCTTTTCCAGCAGCGAGAACACCGCCATGCCGGTCTGCGGGCGTGCCGGCAACTGCACCGGTGCGGTGCCGATGCGCTGGCCGCCGCGATAGACATAGGCGCGCTGGTCGGCGCGGCTGATCAGCACCGACAACGGACCGCGTTCCGCGCCGGGGTCGTTCCAGGCGATTTCTCCGGGCTCCACCGGCAGCGTCACCGGTCGCCCCAGACTGTGTAAAAACGTT